ATTTTAGATGCTTGGATAGCAAATTCAGCAACGTGTTCACCAAATTTGCCAACCTTTTGTGCTGTATTAGTAGGTGCTAGTTGTTGTTCTGTGAATCCTGTCTCTGGTGTGTTTATCCCTACTGCATTTAACCCAGTTTTGACTGGTTGTAAGGCAAGATTACCTATATTCTGTAAGGTATTTGCTGCTCCTTTTACTGCTCCAATACCAACATTTGCTAATCCTGACCAGATTGAATCTGAAAGAGGTTGTTTTGGTTGCGTTGTCTGAGATACTTGCCCGTCAGTTGCACCATATTTACTAAAATCAGTAGTTTGTGGGGTGCTTGTTATTTTTGCTTGATATTTTGAAAAGTCTGTAGCCATATTAGTATTGTATGGTTAATCCATCTGCTTTCGCTTTTGCTAAGGTATCTGCATCAACTACCACTTCTGCTGATTCACCTGTTTTTGGATTCCCAAGTTTTACTTTTTGTGGTGTTCCGAAACCAATGTTTGCCTCAACAAGTGTTTTTCTGAATTCTTCTCTACTTTGACTGAGGCTCAATTTTGTGGAAGCATCTGCCAACAATTTTCTTTCAGAATCAGAAACTTGTCCTTGTCCTTTTAATAATTTGACATTATCAAGAGACAAAAGCGATTTGAGATTATCAAATTGAACGGTGAAATCCTGTATTGGTGTACCTCCTACTAAACCAGTGACAAATCTTGAAACACCAGTACCGAATCCAACGGCACCAGTCGCTCCCCCCTCATTAAACTTATCAAGCAACGCTTTTGCAGAATCTTTTGCCTGAAGTTTTAGTTCTGATGTTTGTTTACCTGTTGTAGGGTCAATCACGACATTCCCAGCAGCAGTTGCCTGTTTTATCTTTAACTCTTCTTTTGAGATAGCCATATCAGAGTAGACCTTTGCTGTTTGTGCTCTTGATTGTGCAATCTGTGCAACTTGTAACGCTATTGCCTGTGGGTCATTCTGATACTGTCCTACAAGCCCGAGTGCTTTCTGCAAGTCTGGTTGTTCTTTGTTACTTTCAGCAAGGGCTTGCTGTGCTGCATACTGTGCTGCGGGTTCGTCAGGATTATTTTTAAGAGCAGCTGTTGCCATTGCAATAATTGACTTTTTATCCTCTTTTGCGTTATCAATCTTATTCTGTCTGTCTTGATGTTGTGCTTGAACTATTGCCGCTTGTGCTTTTTCTTGTTTTGAAAGAGTTGGCATAATTGCCTCTAATTGAGCCTTGTAAGCGTCTATTTCTTGCTGTTGTTTTTCATATTGAGCAGTAGCCGCCTTATCAGCCGCATCTTGGGCAAGTGCCAATTTCCCCTGAGCACCAAACAATGCAGATTTAACCGTAAGTGATTGTGTAGCGATTGCGCCTTGTTTGATTTGGTTTTGTCGTAATTGACTTGCTGTAATTGGAGCCAATCCTCCAGTAGTTATTCCTTTACCAGCAGCCATTTCTTGTGTCTGATTTGGAATAGTATATTGTGCTTCATTTTGAAGTGCAGTTGCTTGGTTATTTAGTCCCTCTAATTGCGTGTTGAGGTCATTAAAAACTGATCGTGCCTGAGATACACCATTTGCCTGTTCTGCTTCATTTTGTAGAGTTGTTTTAGTTTTGTTACCACCTATTAAAGAGGCAATCTTTTGAAGTAGAGTTTGTTGTTGTTGTTCTGCGGGCGTAGCAGTCGCACCTTGATTGATAATATCTTCTGCTTTTGGAATAGCAGTACCAAGATTAGCAGATACACCATTCGTAGTAGGAGTTGGAGCAGGATTTAGATTAAAGGAGTTGTTGCCCAAAGAAGAAGCGTCAATTGTCTGATTGACTGGTGGTGCAAGATATGTCTCTTTTCCTGTATCTGCACGTAAAGTTGGTATTTGACCATTTGTCAGTGTTCCCCCAGAATTTAGATATGCTTGTGGTGATGAAGTGTCCATATTATTTCTTTAGTAATCCTAAGTTTTTTAAATGCTTTACTATATCTCCAATGGTATAATACGTTGTACCAATTGTTCCATTAAAACCATTTGATTCTGTGACAGTTGTACCACCGACAGTTGTCATGCTTGATGTTGTTCCAGTTGATGATGGTTGAATAATTGGTTCTACTTTATAAAATCCAAGTTTACTACCTTTGTGTTGTATAGATCTTTCAAAATTATATCTATCTGGGTAAACAAAAAAATCAATGACTTTTTTAAGTTGGTCTATTTGCGATTTTAATTGGATTATTTCTTGTTCCATTATATTGTAAGGCTAGTTGATAGAATATCGTATTTGTATGATAATCCTGTTATTTCTGCACCACCTGTTGATTCGATTCTAAACTGAAAATTTCTTCCTGCTGTAAAAGCATTACCATTTTCATCTTTTGTCCTTTCAGTAACAACAGAACCTGCTGTTGTTTCTGTAAACACCGTTGTCCATGAACCATTATCAGTCTTGTATTTTAATGTCACAGACGCTCCTGACTGGAGTGGCTCGTAATGGAGTGCAAGTGTAAATAGTTGCTTATTAAGTAATCTGTCATGCCCATATACTCTTCCAATAACCATTCCAGGATTGATAACAGAATCATAAGTGGAAGTAGCATTAAATTTTCCAGTTCCAACTCCGTTATTAGTACACGTAAGTGTCCCAACTGTAGTATGTGCTATTGATACAAAGTCTCCAAGGATTGCTGCCGCCAAAACGCCAGTGTCGCTATTATCATTAGTCGCTATCCGCTCCATATTTACAGAATATGCTCCTGTAATTTTATTTTTACCAACTGACCATAGACCATAGTATGAATCAGATATGCCGTCATTTGGTACTATGTTTACAGAAAAATACATTCTATTTTTATATATAAAGTTTACATTTTGATTGATGGTCAATGATGGTGAAGACGAAGAACCGACAATGTGATTTGCAATAAGTTCTTTTATTAAAATAGGCTCTGTTCCACCTGCGTATGCTTTAATTTGTATTGAGTCCGAATCTTGAGTGGAACCATTTGGGGATGCTGATACTCTCGAGATGCCAATTAAAACACCATTGAGATTATTTAATACTTTCAATTGTCCTTGCCCCCAGTTAATACTTTCGTCAGCCGTTGTAAGAGAGGTATCACGACCCCATAAATAAACAATAGACCCGCCACCACCAACTCCATTTAATGAATAACCAGGAATAGCAAGATAATTCCCGTAGTTTGTAAGACACGGAATTGTATATTGTGTTGGGATAGTAAATTGAGCGGTATTGAGAGTTGAAGAAAGAGCATATGTTGCTATCTTATTATCATATGGAATATATAAGATTTTATCTTTTGGATGAACAAAACCCTGCCCTATATTCGTGAAAGTTAATGCGTCATTGGCGCTTGAATTTCCTCCCAGTTTATTTCCTCTGCGGATGTTTCCAGTCTCTGCCCAAAACATTGTTCTATCAGTTGCTGGATTTGTTCCTACATCAATATATTCCACCAGTAAATTATATTTCGGTGTGGCACCGCCAGTTTGTCCTGTATTTGGAATTGCTTGCCATCCATCAGATGCACCATAACCGCTACGTTGCCATAGTTTGCTTGCACCAGAACCATTATCTCCCACCCCATACATTAAGCCATCAGAAGCAACAATTATGTTTCCTATTCCCGTATTTGCAGTATCTGCTGTCATCCCTCGTAGTGGTTTTAATCTGGTTGGGTATGTAAGTGTGTCAAAATGTTTGGCAATAGTAAACTCATTTGAGTGTCCCTCATATCTGTCGTTTGCAACTGTATCAAATCTATTGATGTGTATCAGTTTCATTAGTTTTTTGTTTGATTAGTTTCGCTTGAAGTATTCTTAGAATTGTTCGACCATGTTGTACTACTCGGTGTCTGATTGGTTTCAACAGATGTATTTTTATCTTGCTTAGTCCATTTTTTGAACCACGTCAATGTGGTATCAAAACCAGTTAGTATAAAATACCCAACAGAAGCAATAATCGTTCTGCCATAATTTAGAATTGAGTTTTGTCCAGTTAAAGTAAATGAACCAAACGATGCTGTAATTGGATAATCTAAAGGTGCTTTCAAAGAAATAATTATTCCAGTATTCTCTCCAGCATTCATTGTTTGTGTCAGAGACTGACTACCTGTGCCAACAGTTCCGTTTGAGTCAAATATACGTGTTCCACCGATTTGACCAGCACCAGTGGTCTTTGTTGTTCTACCTGTTGAACCAGATAGACCATTCGAGTTTGCTGTTATACCAGCAACCAACCAACAGTTTGCTGATACCACTGTTGTTGTTTGAGTCGTTGATGTAGATGTATTGGTTGTTGAGGCATACGAATCTGGTTGTGTTGCTGTATTTGCTCCTGCATATGAAACTGCGTGAACTGTAAATCCCCCAGTCCCAGTTGGTCGTGTAGCCGTAAGGGTGTTTGCGCCAGTTGCTGGGCTTTTTAAATACCACATCTGACAACGCACAAACCCAGAAGCCCCGTCTTGGGAAGTTATAGAAGTTAAACTTACGCCATTATATGTCACAGAAGTAAGGTCTTCCACCACGTCATTAACAGTAAAGACAACAAGTACATTTCCTGATGTATTTGTAAATGAAAAACTGTTGGTCGTTGAACCAGAATTTTCTTGTTGCCCTGAACTGTTAAATGAAAGCGCCATATTATGCTATTTGGAGTAATCCGTTAGTTCCATCAAAGTCTATGGTAAGAGTATCCGTATCTTGTAAAGTTATTGAAGACCCGTAGTTATAATATCCAATTAACTCCTTATTTGTTGCTGTGTCGTTATAAATATAAATATACTGAAATGGTCCAGTTGTTCCACCAGAAGAAGTAAGTGTAATATCTGAAATTACTAACTTGTATGTTCCACTTGTTTGAGCGGACGAAGTCGTTGTTAGATTTCTTGTCGAAAGATTTGTATAAGAAACTTCTGTTAAGTCAGACAATTTCGTCCACGAAGAAGTATGTGCTGTGTTTGTTAAAGCAATTTTTAATTGGTCTGAACCAAGATTGTGTACTTTTTCTGCGACCGCTTCTACAAATGAGTTGATTTTATTAAATGTTGCCATATTATCTAAAGAAGTTATAGCCCATATTTGGCTGTCTTGCTCGTAATGAAATATGTTCGTCTTTATTTCTTAGGGCGTAGTCGTCTAATAATGCTTGTTCTTTTTGCTGGATTGCTGACATCAACTGATTTGCATTTTTTAATCCGTTTGCTACCGCATAATCATAGGCTATCCAATATGGGATAAGGTCGTGATAGAGGGCATTAAATCCTGGAAACTTTGTTGTATCACCGACAACAAAATAACTTGGTCCTCGCTTAAACCATATTTTAAGTGATGATGCCTGTGAATAGTTTGGTTTTGGATAGAGAAACACAGAACTTCCAAGTTTATCATAATACATTGGTGTTCCTGATGATTTTAGATAATCAGTTAAAGATTGGTTATATAAGTCATTTTGGTCAAATGGTTTTAACAATATCCAATTACCATCTGAATTTTTTAATTCTACTCGTGTAATAGATAAGTGTGATGTTGCAAATGAATAATCCTGTTGGTCAGCCACAAGAGCGGTGGTCGCAATGGGTAAATCAGTGTTATTAGTATCATCAAATTGCCACCGAGTATCTGCCTGAAGAATTAAAGACTCAACTCGCTCAAGGGCATTATTTGCTAAGACTACCATTGTCGCATCGGGTAACGATGTGCTGTTGGTATTGGTTAATAGATACGCTTTTGTTTTTATATCGGTATAAATCATTGGCATAATTATACCAACATGCATCAAAAAGAGTGCTTAAAATGTACACTAATAATTATAAAATGGCTATAAATATGGATATAATTGACTTATAAACACACACATATTGTTTTTTTATTAAAACAATGTATAGTATATGTGTTATCAAGTAATATATAAAACACATGAAAAAAATAATATCAGGGTTATTTTTAGGGATGATATTGTTTGCAACACAAGTGCATGCAGATGATACTGCATCACTTACTTTACAACAACAATATCAGCAGGCATTAACAACTTTAATTGGATTACTCCAAAAACAAGTTGATATTCTCATGGGTCAACTACAACAAATGCAAGTATCACAAAAAAACATTGAAACCAAGATTGATACGGTTGCTCAGACAGTAACCCCGACAAATTATGGTTCAGTCACAACTCCAGTTGTTCATACACCAAAAATATCACAACTTGACGTTTATATAGAAAAATCAGCAGATACGGTATCTTACCCACATGGGTTGTACATGCTATTTGTCAGTGCAAAAGACCAAGATGGAATAATGATGAAAGATGTAACGGTTCACTTTAATAACCCAGAAGATAATCTATTTAAACCAGCGCCAGGTGATTTTGATAGACAGGTCAGTGGTTCGTATGGTATAGAAAATCTCCCAGTCGCATCATTTCAGTATATACCATCAACATCAGGTGAAAAAACTATTACATTTACTGCTGGTGAGATAAGTACAAGTACCGTTATTACTGTTCAGTAAATAGTTTATCTAACATAACAGCCAATATCTCACCAATTTGGCTGTTTTTGTATTGCCAATTTTCTTTTATAAACTTATATGCATTCTCTCCAAGAGTTTGTCGTAGTTTTTTGTCTACAATAAGACTTTCAATCTTTTTTTCCCACTCATTTGATCTCGCAAGGAGTCCAGTAACACCATCTTCGATGGTATTTTTACCCTTAATTGGCATAAAATATGGGTAAACACGACTTGCAACAACAGGCATTTTGAACATCGAATACTCAAGCCACTTAATATGTGATTTACAACGAGTAAATGCCGTATCAACAAGTGGAGCAAGTGCAATATCCCATGCTTGTTGGCCAAGCCATGCAGGATAGTCGTAAAACACTGATTCGGCAGCACCAACTTCAATACGAAGTAACATGTCATCAGTAAAACCTTTGAAATAGACTGGTATTAAGTCCTTTTCAATTGAACCAAGCAGTTGAAAGTGCAAATTATCATACTTCTTCATCAAGTTTTTGATTGCTGGCATAATCATTTGCAGGTCATCTTGATGAGAATTTGAACCAGCATACCCAAGTGTAATAATTCCATCCTTCCACTCTGGTTTTACTTTTTGTTTCCAAAACTTTACATCATTCATATTGGGAATAACATAGATATCTTTATCTATTCCGTGCATCAGTTTGATATGAGCCTGTATTTTCTCTTTAAGGGGAAAGGTCGAGGTGGTAATTGCATGTGCAAATGAAAGAATTGTTGAAAGCATTGCCCGTTCACGTTTACCTGGACCAAATCTGTCGTACAATTTGTTTGTTTTTGGTATATCAAGGTAATTGTCATCAATATCAAACACTATTTTCTTCTCATGTTTCTGGGCGGCACAGTACATTGCGGTAAACACTCGCTCATCAGAGAAATAGTTAGTCCAAAAAACATCATACTTCTTAAATATATTGTCCCACTGTTCTTCTAATGTATCGCCAAAATTGTTCTTTATATCACCCATGAGGTCAACTGTATGACCTTTTATCTGCTCAGAAGGCATCTTGATGCGATAGTATCCCAAAGGACCATAGGTATTCAGTTTTTTACGCTGTGGTGTGTAACCAGAATCAGCAAAATGTGCAAGTATTTTTAGTTTTTTCATTTTGTGTGTGCAAAAATCTCTGCATCACCACTTTCCTTAATGGCGTGCGTTGGGTTAATTTCAATGAATAAATCGTTGATGATATTACATGGTAATCCCACAGTATTAAGAGAATACATAAAACTGATTTGGTCTCGGCATGAATAACGTGAATACTCGGCAAACCATGATTCGTTAAATTCTTGAACCTTATCTGTATGCCTACGAAATATAATTCCGCACTCTGCTAGCCCTATGTGTTTTGGAAAACCAATATCCTCGTATGCTTTAACCTGTTCAATAATAATTTCTGGGTCGTCCAGTCTCTTAACCGCGCACTTTGTTGCCTCATCATACAAACAATCACGTGTTGGGTGCTTATACACTGCAATATCATGGTCTTTTAAATGTTTTGCAATGAGTTCTTCTGGTGATTTGAGGAGTCGTATATTCCCATCAATCCAAATACTATATTCATTTGTAGTGAACAGGTGCGGTAAGAGTTTTGGTATACGAGAGTTCCTCCGTTCGTCTATGAAAAGTTTTTTATTTGGCTGTACTCTCCATGTTGGTGATAGATATGGAGTATCAAGAAAAGCCACAAAGTCCGCCTTTCCCTTGTTTTCCTTGTCTTCCAACAATGTATCTTTTCCTCCAGTAATTGATGTAAAAATTGAAATCATATAATTTTATTATCTTTCAAATACTGCAATCCCGCATCCTCATATTGAGTGTTCTGCCCATGTGTTCTCGATATGAAACCACGTTCCCCCTCAATACAATATGCCGATACACGATAGCATGGAGACATCATTGCTACTCGTAGATTGTGCTTTTTAATAATCTCATTCAATGGATACACAATGTTATTCCAATCATTTAACTCAAGCAAATCATCTGGGTTGTCTGTCTTCCCGATTCTATCAAGGGTAATCCATGACAGGTCAAATTTACCACCAAGCAATTTAAGCACCTTTGGCTTGAAAAACTCAAAAGAACCTCGTATGGAGCCGTATGGAGCCCCAGGAGAGTTAGTACAGATATCCCACTTCTTGAAATTAGGATCTTCAATTGTATCTATAAATACACGGTTATTTAAAATAAGATTATCATCATGGGTAAATAGAAAAAGGTCGTAGTCTTTATAGTTATAATCATCAAGCCATTGGTTTGTACACCCCCAGTCTCCGACAGTATTTGGGTATTCTTTATACACCCACCCAAGATTTTTTATGACTTCTTTATTTGCTATCTCTTTATAGAGAACCTTATCCAGTGTTCCTCTCGTGTCATCTGGATATGACTGTACTTCATTTGCACCTTGTGCATGAATAGGGTCTCTATGAGACACACAAAAATAATGTGCTTGCCAGTTGTCGGGCATGCTTTGTTTGAGCATTGATTCATAAAAGTGAAGAGGATAGTGCCACCCACTGCAAACTACAGCAATATGTTTTATTTTATTGGTTTTAGACATACGTTCATTTGTATATTATTATTATCAATCACTTCTACAATAAATGGTTTGAACCCGTAGTGTCTGCCGTATTGTTCGTATCTCCTATGCCCAAATTGCATATAGGTAAATGACTGGTCTGTGAATCTGCGACAGTCAAGTGGGTCTTGCCATGCCGCTGGATTTGTCACGAGTGGGACACGAATATAAATACATCCGTTTGGCTTAGTAATTCTCCACAAATCGTTCATTACTTGTACAAATGTTTGTGGAAATAAAATCTGTGTCAATACATTGTTACATAACACCTCATCAAAGGTATTATCACGAAAAGGGATGCATTCTGTGATATCTGCCACAACATCAGGGTGAACATCTGGCGATATGTCTAAATTAGTATACCCATCTCTTTTATCGTTTCCACACCCGATGTTTAATTTCATAGTAGTATTTCAGTATGCAAGACTCTATTGGGATTGACCATATAGTGTCTTTTATCGTTAGTAACTAAGTGTACTAGTGTATCCTGCCATACCATCACAACCCCAACCAGTGTTAATTTTGTCCCATTGTCATAATGGATAACTTGCGTGTGTTCAGCACACTTTGGTTTATTTGGTAGTTTGAAGTTCATTGAATTTGTTTATCATCCCACACACATGTTTTACATCATTTTCGGTTACTTTTGGATTGATTGGAAGACACAGATATCGTGGTTCTAACCAATTCATATTTGGAAGATTTTGTCTTTTACCACCAAATACTTTGTAGATATCGTTTCGTAAATGGACAAGATTGTTTTCAATACCATACTCCGTAAGATACTGTGCGAGTTCATCTCTGTGTTCTGAAATAATAGTCACAAGCCAGTATGACCCTCCCGCAATCACGTCAATACCTTTCAATAACTTCTTATATAGTTCACCTAATTTCTTTCGGTGAGCAATAACTTTTGGTAAATCTGGTAGTGCAGCAAGTCCAAAGCAGGCATCAATATCAGTTGGTTGATATTTATACCCTGCCTCTTCAACATCAAAAGTCATCTCCCGCTTCTCCCATGCTTGGTAATTGTGCTTTTGTTTCAAAACCCTATCTATTCCAAACCATCTTAATTTCTTTGCTCTTTGATATGTTTTGCTATCGTTGAGAACAAGCATACCACCATCACATGTTGTGATATGTTTTATTGCTTGAAATGAGTAACAAATATAATCTCCTAATGTATGAGCGTGATGTTGAGCAGAGTCGGTTATTGTCGGTATGCCATGCTTCTTTGCTAGTCTATATATTGCAGGATTGGCTGGTATACCGCCCATGTTCACGACAACAATTGCTTTGGTCTTTTTCGTAATCTTTTTCTTTATATCTTCAATATCTGCATTGAAATTCGCATCTATATCGCAAAACACTATTTTTACCCCACGTCTTTTAAGCCCCATTTGACCAGCAGAACAATTAAATACAGGGACAATCACCTCGTCACCTTTCCTAAGTCCTATGAGGTGGTAGGCAAGTTCTAGTGCTGATGTACCAGAGTTTACAAACAGTGGATATTTATATTTTAATGCTTTACCAAATGCTTGTTCAAACTTGACAACTTTTGGACCTTCTCCAAGCCACCTCCCAGAAAGTGAATCTGCTATCTCCTTAAGGATTGCTTTCTTAGGAATATAAGGCCAAAATAGGGGAATTTTATTTTTCTGCATATAATTCTTTTAAACCATCAACCTTGGTAAGAAAGTCTTTTAATCTTTCTACTACTTCTTGCTTAGAATACATTGCTTGCATATATCCGTTAGGAAATATGTAGCGGTATGTCGGATCTGAAGTATCTTTTATTTCTTCTGGGATAGGTGGCAAATCATAATTCATACCCTCAAAGTAGATATTACACAAACCGACACTATTGCCATTATCTGCTCGTCTATTCATATTCTGCACAATGGTAAAACGAGGGTCAATTGCTTGTATCTCTTTTTCAAAATCAATATAGTTCATTATAGTTTTTCTACGGCTTCTAATGTTTCAATAAATGAGAGTAACAAAAGAAACATCACAGAAGCAACGCTTTGTGTGTCTCTTTTTTCAATCTTAATCTTATTCCCATACGTCTTGCCGTCTTTCTCAAACGTATATCCAATAAACCCATTTCTTGCGAGTATGGAGACTTCTGTCCCTTTATAATCAAACTGAGATATTTTGTTCATAAATAGATTACTGCCTGAATGTCTTGGCTACACCGATTCAGGCGAATGTAGCCAAGAGCAATCTTACTTCTAATAATACCACACATTGTTTACAAAACAAATGTGGATAACAGATTAAGATACATCAAACCCTCCTGTTGCACCAGTCTTAAGGTTGATCAACCAACTTGGGTTAAGAGTCTTAACTGCAAATGGCATCTTCCAACCGACTGTTGAGAACATATCCAATGGGTTATCTGTCGAATTTGAACCTGGATTCTTCACATAGACCATAGGTGCATTGTGTGAACCAAGGTTGACAATTGCGTATGCGTGAGCACCAAAGATGAAGTTTGAGTACACGTTTGCAATGTTTGTAGCAGATGTTGAGAAACCTCCAGTCAATGCGTAGTGCTGGTTGTTTGTCTCAACAAATTCTACTCCGTGCAATTTACCGACAACTCCTCGCTCAATAGCGTCTGAAGTTGTGTATCGGTGTGCATCAAGCCACTCTGAGTTACCCATCAAATCCATTGCTGTATCAGGACCAATGATACCTCGGTAGAGACCTCCAGGGAATCGCTGTGCCTTGTTTTTCTTCAAGTTCTTTACAGTGATTCGAACTTCGAGACCTGTCAAAGTATCTGTGGTGTGAATTGTTGTAATTGCAGTTGCTGATGGAGCACCAGTTGCTGTTGAAGCAATCTGATTTGTCGCACCTGTAACCAATTCAGCACGGATAAGTTGGTCAATAGATTCACCTGCGTTCTGACCATGTAATGAAACATGCGCTGTAAGGCCTGTTTCAATTGCTGTCATTGAGTAGAGTG